CGCGGATTTCCGTATGGCATTGAGCTTAAGATCTTCTATGGCATTGGTCTTACTTAATAATCTCTTTGGTCCGATTTTGGATTCCACGCTCGGTAACACGTGGTGTCTTATATAATAAATCCAAATTACCCGATGTTTTGGTTAAGCGCTCGGTGACACGCAATTTATTATATAAGAGTCCTAATAAGAGATAGCCAATTTAACATAAAAGATCTTCAACTCACTAAAATATATTACTCAATCAACAAATATTTCGGGGGTTATAGAATAAATCTATAACTTCTGAAGTGTAAGTTTCTCCCCATTTTGCATTTTTAAAAATGCTTTCAAGTTCCTCTATGTCTTATGATTAAACATTGAATTTGTCCTACAACCATTAACAACAGGCATCATAATCCCCATCCTGATCACATTATATTCGCTCAAAAGCTTAATATGTTTTTTCCTTGTGATCACCTTTAACACCAACTCTCATCAGCATTTTCGCATAACTTTCAAAAATTGGCAACCCTTTTGCCCATTACATCATGTTATAACCTTCTTCAAAACAAAATTATTGACAAATCAGATTTGGTTATTTCATGTGTTCATTAATAGAAATTGTGAAAGGGGTCAATTAAAAGAGTCTAGCGGGAATTCTTACCAATCTGTATCTTTCATTACTCCAAAAAGCAAAACTTGAACAAAAATCAAAATCTTAAATACCTACAATTTTTAAATCTTTTAAAACCTAACCTAATCCTTCTACTCCAGACTCTTTTGTGGTAAAAACTTTATACAAGTATTTCAAAAATGGTTAAATCAGAGGTCTTTCCATCCAAACAATGACGTCATCTCCTTTAACCTTCAATATCATGTTTTTACCTATTTAGATTTTGGTTTTATTTTCCCTATTATATAACCATGCAGCAAATTTCCAATAATACCCCATTCTTCTAGTATTACCTTCTGTGGTATTATTTTTCCCTGATGGTACGGTTCCTATAATAGTATAAATCATAATAATCATTTTCTAAAAAATTACCATAACTTTTTATTTAAAATTGCAACAATATTTCAAGACTTATTAACAATTATCTTCTGAATTCCAAAAAACTTTTAAAATCTTTCTGTAAACATCTTCATCACATATTTTTAAAAGTTCATCATGCTAAGTAGAATCAAAAGAACTTCCATCACCTATCAAAACAGCTGGATCCTTCATGGCATTAACCTTAGGACTGATAGAATCACTGAGCTATGTCCAATTCATACCACCACAGTATGTTTCATCCATCTTTGAATAAATTTGGTCGAGGTGATATATAAAAGGACCCATTGAAGCTTTAGAACACTCAGGTGGAGCAGTAATATTACGTGGTCTTGGATTTTTCTTTGGATTGACATACATCTTTTCATCAAGCTTAACTTATTATTTGTAAATAGATTTTTCTTTGGCTTAATATATATCATCCAGAGCTTATAATGCAAATACTTTCTTACTGCCACTAAGGTGTGATAACCAACTTTATAAATCTACATTAAATTCACCTTCGTTCAGATTTTTGAGAATGAAGGGCATCTCAACCTCTTGGACATATTATTAAAATAATTTTAACATTTCTTTTTCAGGTTTAGGTGTAATTAATGTTTATCTACCAACTGCTGCTCTTATCGTACGCTCACATTTGTGGAATACCATAGGGTAAGTTTCATTTAATCCTATAACTATGGGAGCTTTTTGGTACATTGGTTATTAATTTGATGGATTACAAGGGATATATGTTGGATCTTGGAGGTGTTAAGCTACTTCAAAATATGATGTCTACATTTTGATTTTAACCCTCTGATCACATGGTGCAAT